CAGAACCTTTGCGAGATACAGCAGCACGTCCTCAACCACACGATGCGCACGGGCGAATACAGGCACGAGCAGCGCGTCAGCGGACAGGACAAGTTGCGGGACATCGCGAAGCTCCACTTCCACCCCTCGCACATACAGCACCAGCTGCTCACGCTGATGGCCGACAGGAGGATAGACAAGGCACTCATACGGCACACATACGCGAGCCGCAAGGGGTATGGGCAGATAGCAGCCGCCTTGCATATCAAGGACTGCCTGCGCAAGCACCGCACGGAGGCGTTGTGGTACGCGCAGGGTGACATCACGAAGTACTACGACAACGTGCCTCACGCCCTCTTGCGCCGCAATATGGGGCGGCTGTTCAAGGACAAGGACTTCGTGGACGCTTTCATCGAGCCTTTCGAGCGTTTCAGCGACACGGGCAGGGGAATACCCCTCGGCATACGCCCCTCGCAGCTTGCGGGCAACGTGTGCCTCATGGGTCTTGACCGCCTCGCCACGGAAGAGCTGAAATGCGCGGGCTACGTCCGCTACCTTGACGACTTCGTGTTCTTCGGCAGGACTAAAGGCGAGGTGAAGCGCAAGATGAAGCGGTTGGAGAAGTTCATCTCCGGCATAGGCTTCAAGACACACGAGCCGAAGATACGCCGCGTGAGCGAGGGCTTGGATATTCTTGGCTACGTCTATCACGGCGACCGCAACGACATGTTCTGGCGCAAGTCGGACAAGCGGCGGTGGCTCAAAAGGCGGGCGAGAGTGACCAACCCGAAGCGCAGGAGGGAACTTGACGACGCGGCGTGGGGTATGCTCAAGTGGGGCAACAGCCACTGCAAGCGTCTGTTCCGACTGAAGACAGGAACAAGGAGAGTTAAAGGAAATAAAGACATGGGAATATCATTCAGCAGGAGCGGCCTGCGCCGCAGCCCCCACACGGACGCTAACGGCGTGCCTTTCATCGACGCGCCAAAAGCCTCGATGGACATGGTGCTTGGCCGCAGCGTGGAGGTGCGGCAGGTGGTCAAGGGCATAAAGACCGCCAACGGCGAGAACCGCTACGCCCTGCGCATCCTCTTCATGGGCGGCGAGTACAAGCTGATAGCCAACGCAGCCCCGATAAAGGGCTTCTGTGACGATATGGAGCGTGCGCACGTGACGAAGTTCCGCACGGTGTTCACTGACCGTGGCGGCAGGAAGTACGACGTTGACACCGACCGCACCGAGATACTGGAGATTGGCGGCAGGGCTGTGGAGGAGGACGCTGACGGCAGGATGATATACTCTGACACAAGGGAAGAAATCAAGTTTAACGATAAATATTAAAGCTATGAACATCGGAAACATGCAGAGACGCTGGGCTGAGAAGAAGCCCGCAGTATACGACAAGGCCACGCGCACCGTGTGCCTCGACATCGTGAGAGAGAGCCGCACCGAGACCGACGGCGAAGAAGAGACCACAAAGGACGGCTACTCATACATAAAGGTGGAGATAGACCCGCAGTTCGACTACGGCCACATCAAGAGCCAGCTCATAGAGGCGGGCTTCGCGCAGAAGGACGAGTTCGGCCTCTTGATGAACGCCGTGGAGTGCCTTATAGACGGCGACGCCGACAATGAGGACATAAAGGCGTTCAAGGACTTCTGCGACTTCCGCCGCATGTGCGCCGAGGCCGCGAAGGAGGTGATGGCGTGCTATAAGTAGCCCCAAGCGGTCAAACGGCAATATTAATCATCATTCATTATTCATTAATCATTAAGAAAGATGAATTACTACAAGATAAGCAACACACGGCTGGGAAAGGACGGCATAGACACCTTCGCCCACTGGACTGACGGCGAGAATACCGTTGTGTCAGACGTTGACGTGCGCCGTGTGTTGGGTTTCGACCTTACGCCGCAGGACGTTCAAGAGCGTTACGACGCAGAGCCGCTGACGCAGAGGCAGCTGGTGAGCATAAGGCGGTCGGACGATTGGGAGTTGAACAAGACCCCCACAAGCCCCACCTAACCTTTTTCCCCCCCCGTGGGGAGGGACTTGAAGTTACCTTCAAGCGGTCATCGGTATCATTAATCATTATTCATTAATAATTATTCATTAAACAAAGAGATATGGGACAGACAGTATCGGCATCCGTGCCAATAAAGATAGCGAGACAGAACTACTACGCCACGCTGGCCATAGACATAACGGGGTCGCTGGCGCAGGCTTACGACCCCGACGGCGGCGTTTGCACGCCCGACTGGGGCGTGGCCGCCAACCAGCCGACGCTGACACCGCGCATAATATGCGCCACGACATACGCCGTGACAAGCTATGAGTGGTATCGCGACGGGGTGAGCATAGGCTCGTCCACGGGCGGGGCGACGGACACCGCCACGTTCAGCATCGACGCGACGACTGGCGCGCTGACGATAAAAAAGAACCTCGTGTCAGCCGCCAACCTCGACCCCGACACCTTCGAGTGCGAGGCCGTGATAAAGGTCAACGGCATGAGCTACACCATGCGGCGCGGCGTGTCGGCCACGCTGCTCCCGTTGAGCAGCAACGGCTACGTGGTGCTGGTCAGCGCAAGCGACGGCACGGCGTTGGACAGCTCGAAGACATCAACCACGCTTACCGCCATGGCGTACTACTCAGGAGAGGAGACCAGCGGGCTAAGTCACCAGTGGTACAAGGGCGGCGAGGCCATAAGCGGAGCGGCAAGCAAGAGCTACGAGGTGAGCCGCGACGACGTGGACTGGGAGCAGCTCTTCCGTGTGATGGTTAAGGACGCAAGCGGCAACGTCATCGGCATAGGCGGCATACAGGTGACCGACCAGGCCGACAACTACGCCGTCATGGCCGGCATAAGCGGCGACGTGTCGGAGTCGACGCCCGCCACCATCACAATGCAGCTGCGCGAGCGCAAGTCGGCTGGCTCGGCGTGGACTGACTTCGCCAAGGCGGCCACATACACCGCCGCGCTCTACGACGTGGCCGACACGGACACCACGCAGGTGGCCACAGGCACGCTCGGCGCTGACGGAAGCGGCTCGTTCACGGTGAGCTACTCGCAGATGACCGCCGCAGGCGTGGAGAGCGGAATGGTGGAGATAACGGCACGTTGGGAATGAATGATTATTAATGAATAATGATTAATATCACCGCCGACCGCCGTCAAGCGTAAATGGTAACATTATTCATTATTCATTAGTCATTAATCATTACTTCGGTATTAATCATTATTCATTAACCATCAATCATTATTCATTATATGGGTACATTCATAAGAAGCACGGTCGGCGTCAGGCGCGACTACGCCAAGCTGACGATAACGACGGGAATTGAGGTGAAGTCGGCCTCGGCGGGCTTCACGCAGTACTACAAGGACGGGGCTTTCTCGCCCGACCACGGCATAACGCCCCTCGTGCTTACCCCAACCGTGACGGCCAAAGCCTCCGACATAACGCCGGAGCAGGTGTGGACGGTGGGCAACTCGGCCACAGACGGCGGCGACGGCGGCACGGCGTGGAAAGTCAACGGCGAGGCCATAAGCAAGGTGTGGACTGAAGGCACCGACTACGAGCTGGAGGACGGCGGAAAGACGCTATATGTCTATAAGAACATTCCAATCGGCTCGGCGGTCAGCCTGTCATGCGGCGTGCTTGTCTATGACGGGCGCACGGGGCTTACCATAGCGGCGGAGACCGACCCTGTAACGCTCTCCACGGTGGCCGTGGCCGCAAGCCTGATGCGCCTCTCCGTTGACTGCGACAACGTCCTGTGGTGTCCCGAGGCCGACGACCTGTGGGAGTGGGAGTACCGCGACGCAAGGGGACTGACGCAGAAGATGACGGAGACGGAGGCCGCCAACGACAGCTGCTACAGGAAGACGGTGAACTTCTGCGTAACGCAGGGCGGCGGACAGCTGAGCGAGGGTTACGGGATATGGATTAACGACAGCTCAGACGACACCGTGGCATACATCACCGACAGCGGAACACTGGTGAACAACGAGCCGACAAAGATACTCGAGCTTACCACGAAGGGCGTAACCCTTGACTGCCGGACGATAAAGGACGAACTTTTCAAGGTGTATGCCTTGGACGCGGAGGCGGCCATAATCAAACACACCCTTGAGACAATACACGTGAAGACCACCCACCGCACGTACGACCTGCCCGAACCCGACAACCACTCCGACTACACGGTCAAGCAGGCGAAGTACCGCAACTCGCTCCGCGTGCGCATCAACGGCGAGGAGGTGGAACACCCCGAGTGCTGGCTCAAGATACTGTGGCGCACGCGGGCCAACACCGCCAACGCCACGGAGCGGGACGTGGGCGAGGGCGACACGTGCGTCTTCGACCCCAACGAGGCGGGCGGCGGCACGACGGCCACCGACAACGGCTTCCAGATGATAGCCGACACGGACTACCACGAGGCTCTAAGCCCCGCCGTGGACGACAGCGGCGACTTCTGGACGGACGAAAACGACAGCGTATTGTTGATATAATGAATAATGATTAATGAGTTAATGATTAATGATACCGTTAACGCTTGCGGTCGTTGGCATTATTAATCATTATTCATTACTCATTAATCATTACTTCGGTATTAATCATTATTCATTAATCATTATTCATTAAAAGAGACATGAACACAGTAAGGGCGACGATACCCATAAAGGTGAAGGCCAAGGACGGCGCGAAAGGCGACAAAGGCGAAAAGGGCGACACGGGAGCGACCGGGGCCACCGGCGCGGAGGGTCTCATCTGGCGCAGCTCCGAGTGGCGGGAGGGCTACGAGTACCGCTGCGACGAGGACTACTACCCCACCGACGGGAGCAAGCGGTACAAGGACATAGTGGTGTTCACCGACGAGGGACACACCAAGGTGGAGAAAGCCTACGAGTGCATACAGACGCACACAAGCGCCGCCGACAACAAGCCCGGCACGTCGGGCGCGAGCGGCTACTGGAAGGAGGCCTCAAACATAGGCGGGCTGGTTACGCCGTTCATCGTGGCCGAGGCGGCGTTCATAGAGAACCTGACCGTGGGCGGCATGAGGATGACCGACGCGGACGGCGACGTAATCTTCCGCGCCGAGAAGGAGACCGCCGCCGACGGCACGACCACCGCCTACGTGGAGTGCAACAAGGGGACGTTCAAGAACATAGACGTTGAGAGCGGGACGATAGGCGGCTGGCTGATAAACAGCAACTCGCTGACGAACCTTGACGAGGAGGGATTGGACTACGAGACCATGCTCTCTCCACAGGAGATAAGGTTCAGGGACGACGCCTACACGCGCGAAGCCTCCATAGGCGTGTCAAGCTCGCTCGGCTACCAGTACCTCGCGAAGTTCGTTGACAACCGCCAGCTGTACGGCTCGGGGGCTACGGCCCTGTTGGTTGGCGTAACCGAGGGCAGCCACTACCCGGAGGCGATCTGCATGGACGGCGGCTACGTCAGCGGCTTCGCCCTGAAGACAACGTCGGTCGCCGTCAGCACCACCCTGAACCGCTCGGCCAACGTGGTGTTCCTGACCAACAGCGCGGCCATAACGGTGACGCTGCCCTCCATGCAGATTTGCGACGAGGGACATGTCATCATACTGCGGCGGCTGACGGGAGCCACCAACACTAACAAGGTCACCATAAAGGGCGGCACGTGCGAGTACCTCACCACCAGCGGCCTCCAGAACATCCTGCACACCGGCGGGGCGACATGCTTCCACTACTACGATGCCACACCCAAGACCGACAGCATAACCCTTGACGCGGTCAGCGACGGTTACATGCTCATCTACACAAGGCAGTTTGACGCTTACACGAGCGGCTCGACCACATACTACGGCCGGTGGGTGGTATTTAAGATGGTACGCGACTGGTAACGACTGACACCACACCGCGAAGCCCCCGCGCGGCAAGTCGGGGGCATTAATCATTAATCATTAATCATCATTCATTATGAAATTGGACTTCGACACATTGGAGGTCTACACCGACCTCTCACGCAAGAAATGCACCGTCGCAAGGCTGCGCAGGCCGCTGGCCAACGCCCTATACAGCCAAGGCACGGGGCTGGCCTGCCACGCGCTGGCCCTCAAGCTGTGGAACACCGAGGGACAGGTGGAACTGGGCGACGAGGAGGCCGCCATCATCATGCGGCTCGTGGAAAGCTCATGCTCCCCCGCCGTGATAGACGCGGTAAGGGAGCTGCTCGGCAAGGCGAGAGATAATTCATAATTCATAATTCATAATTCATAATTCATAATTCATAATTCATTAATCATTAATCATAATTTCAAAGCGATGTATGACCTGATAATAGGAAGCCGCTGGGATGAGCTGTACCTGCGCGTCGCCGTGTGGGCGGCGGTGATATTCACGGCGTGGATGGCGGTGGCCGCCGCCTGCTTCTCCGACATGTGGAGCGGCGTGAGCGCGGCGCGTGCGCTGGGCGAGAAGGTACACTCGCACCGGCTGCGTGAGACCATAGGCAAGATAAAGGACTACACGGCGGTCCTGCTCGCCTTCCTCTTCATTGACATACTCGGCGCGTTGTTCACGTGGTACAAGCTGCCGTTCTTCCAGATACTCATAGCCGTAGGGGCGATTCTCATAGAGGGCTGGTCGGTCATCGAGAACAAGCGGCGCAAGAAGAGCCGCGCCGCCCTGATACCCGAGCTGGCCGCAGAGATAGTGAAGTGCGCCCGTGAGAAGGACGCCGAGGCCTTAGTCCATGACATCAAGAACATGCTGGAGAAAAGGCAGGAGGAGGACAACCAGACCCCACAACCCCAAGACCCCATAATCCATAATTCATAACTCATAATTCATAATTGGGAATGGCACAAATGACGATACTCAAGCCGTTCATCCTCAGCTTTGAGGGCGGCTTCGCAAACGACCCCGACGACTTGGGAGGGGCCACGATGAAAGGCGTAACGCTCAACACATACAAGGCGTGGCGCAAGGAGCGAGGACTGCCCGCCCCCACCGTGCAGGATCTGAAGGGCATAACCGACGCGGAATGGGACGGCGTGTTCAAGTCCCTCTTCTGGGACAGGTGGCGCGCCGACGGGATAAAAGACCAGTCGCTGGCCAACATCCTCGTGGACTGGCTGTGGATAAGCGGCTCATACGGCATACGCATACCGCAGTACGCCCTCGGCGTAACCGTTGACGGCGTGGTCGGACAGAAGACACTGGCCGCCCTCAACGCCCAGCCGCCGTCGCTCTTCTTCGAGCGGCTGAGGCAGGAGCGCAAGGGCTACATAGACCGCATCTGCAAGTCAAGGCCGCGGAACAGGAAGTACAGGAACGGGTGGCTGCGCCGCCTCAACTCCATACGCTACGGCTCGCTGACCTGCGCCACGGGCAAGAAGGTGGAATTCTAACGTTTCACCCATAATCATTTGTTTTGGTTTTTTAAGGTTAAGATTGTACGCCCCGCCGTGCGTGAGCATAGAGGGGGATTAAAAAAAACATCACAGCGCATGGAAGACTTCATCAATTATCTGCGAACAACGGCGGAGGCCGTCCTGTTGGGGCTTGGCGTGGCGTTCATCATCACACTGCTGGCCGGCTGCAGGACCAAGTACGTGGCCGTCCCCGAATATCATTTCGTTGACAGCACCAAAATGATTTGGCGGCACGACAGCGTGTTCCGGCACGACAGCGTGTTCGTCAGCCAGTGCGTCAAGGGCGACACGGTGTACAGGGACAAGGTGCGGACGCAATACCTGTACAGGTACAGGCGGCGCACCGACACGGTTCTCGTGGAGAGGAGGGACAGCGTGCCTTGCATAGTGGAGAAGAAAGTGATTGAATGGAAGTGGCGCACGCGGTGGTACGACAAGGTTTGCCGCGTGGTTACGCTCGTTGCGCTCTTGGCTGGCGGGCTGTGTTTTTTCGCTTGGTATGTGAGACGGAGGGGAAATAGTTAAAGATGTTATTTTCTTTGCGTTGGACTTCATAATGCCGTACCTTTGCAATCGAGGAAAAAGAAAGTTTGACGGATAAACAACTAAATACAGGTTACTATGGAAAAGTTGTTTAACGAATGGGTCATAGAACATTTTGGCTTGTCCTTTGTGATAGTATGCGCCATTGTCGTAGGAATAATTGTTCTTACGGTATGGTGCTGCAAGGTATGGTACAAGATAAGGAAGATAGATGAGCTGCCTTGCAATGAGCACAAGGACGATATAACGAGCATCAAGGGCAAGGTGTTCCCAAAGGACGAACTGCCTTGCGCCACTCACCAGCAGAAACTGTCGGAACATGGAGAGACGCTCGCAAGGTTGGAGACCTCGGTTGAGTTCCTGTCAAGGAGTGTTGACGCTTTCGCGCAGGAAGCGCAGAAGTCCATGCGGACAAGCGGACTGACGCAGACACGCAGCCCGCTGAATATAACCGAAAAGGGTTGGGAAAAGGTGAGAAGCCTCGGAATGGAAGGAATGCTGGATAACAACTGGGATAGGATTAAGGGGCTTATAGACGACGGCGTTAAGGACAAGAACGCCTATGACATTGACCGCTATTGCATAGAGCAGTCCGTTGTTTATCCCGAGAAGTTCCTCGCGCCGAAAGAAATTCTCGCGTTGAAGAACGACGCGTTCAGGGAGGGGTTGACCCTAACGTCCTACATGAAGATTATCGCCGTGTTGAGCCGTGACAGGTATTTTGAGACTATCGGGCTGAATAAGGAAGTGTTGGAGGAAAAGTAAGAGATATGCGCTTGGTATGTGAGACGGAGGAGCGGGAAATGAAAGGCAATCCCGCACCTTTTGGCTGTGGGGACTGCCGCCTGTGAATAAAATGTATAATTTGAGGTTTCGTTATTTCTCTCTGTCAAACAACCCGTGCAAGACTATGTATGGAAGTCCCAGCACGTTTGCCGTGCAGGTACACAGCAAGGCTATTATTATCTC